GGCAAGAATTTATGCTGACGCGCCAGATCGAAGAGTGGAACCAGTACCCGCCTGACGTGCAGGTGATCCTGGTCGACGACGGGTCCCCTGAACCGGCTGAGCCGGTGGTGCGTGCGCACGCCAGCGCAGAGCTACTGACGCATCTGCGACTCTACCAGATCGTTCCTGACGTACCGTGGAATAGAGGCATGGTTCGCAACCTAGGGGCGACTGAGGCGCATACCAACTATATCGTGCAGATCGATACCGACCACATCCTGCCAGCAGTCTGCATCCCGTCGCTTTTGGCTTTTCAGCCATCGTCCCATCGATTTTATCGCTTTTCGCGCTACAGGGTCGGGCAGGCGGATGAAACGCGCATGAAAGACGCACTCTCGCGGGAGTGCGTCTTCGGATCTGTGAAGCCTCATATCGACTCATATCTCATCCATCGCGACCTATTTCTGAAGAATTGTTATGATGAAGATTACTCAGGCTGTTTAGGTGGGGGGTCCGCGTTCCTCGCACGCATGGAAAAGCGTGCCCCTGTTGAACTCTTACCAGAAAGTATTTCGCTACACGTCTACACGCGCGCTAGCATTCCAGATGCATCAATTTCTACATTGAGTAGAGATACATCAGAATATGCCAGACGACGTAGGGAAAAAGAGCGGACAGGGAATACAGCACCAGGGGCGATCTTGAGACTCCCATGGACGAGAATTTTATAGAAATGTTTAAGGCGCCGCTATGACCGGCAGCCGGGGGACGTGGCCCGCCTGGTGGCACCACTGGGGTATCGGCAGATTGCGGCGGCGGGCATGGATCTGGTGTTTGAGGTCGCTGCATGAAACATATTGACGGCTGGTGGTGTCCCGACATCCTGAGCGGCCCTGGGAAATACGTGAAGCGTGCGGCTGTCATCGCGTATGCCTTGCAGCACTGGTCTGGGCCTCGGCGCCGCGTCATTCAGGCCGGGGCGCATATTGGCATCTGGCCGCGCATGCTGGCGCAGTACTTTACGGTGGTGGTGTGTGTAGAACCGGAGCCGGAGAATTACGCCTGTCTGGTGCGCAACATTCATGGTTCGTCACGGATTACCGGGTTGCATGGGGCACTGGGCGAGGCAACGGGCACCGTCGATCTCAATGTGCAGCCTCACAGCACCGGGGGACACCATGTGGCCACACGGCTGGATCGCCCGTATGTTACCGTGCCGCAATACGCCATCGATGATTGGGAGTATGACGATGTGTCAGCGGTGTTTTTGGACGTCGAAGGTTTTGAGATTCCCGCGCTGATGGGTGCAGCGGCCACGATTGAACGCTGTCAGCCGCTCTTAGTCCTGGAAGACAATAGTTGTGCGCAGCGGTACGGGCACGAACCGGGAGCGCTGGGAGCGTACTTGGCGCAGCGGTTCGGCTATGAGGCAGTAGGGAGATATGGGGAAGATGTGATTTATCTGCCGGCGACTCGTGAGCATGCAAAAAGAGTACTAAGTAATTGAGAAGTAAGACAAATCGTGCTATAATGGCGGGAGTCGAGTGACCGAGAATCACCCGACCCCCTAAACACACTGTAGCCTGTAGGAGCCACAGCATGCCTAAAATGCACGATACCACAGCCACAAAAATTTGTACAAAGTGCAAAGAAGAAAAGCCAGCAACGACGGAATATTACTGTCGGCAGAAAGGGCAGCGTTTTGGGCTCAATCCAGTGTGCAAAGTATGCGATAAGCAACGATACCGTGTTGAGGTGCAATGCCCATGTTGCTCCAAAGTACGTTCTGTACGTATGAGCAATTGGCGCTTACGACAATCAGATTATTGTCGTGCATGCAAGCCTAGTATATTGGCTGCGCCGTATCTGTGTGATGCGGTATTGGCTACAAAAATATGTACGCGGTGCAAAGAAAAATATCTTGCGACGGCTGAGCATTTCGGTGAAGACAGGCGCAATCCAGATGGTTTCAACAAGTTGTGCAAAGCCTGTGTCAGGAAAGAGGCGAAGGTATTATTGCAGTGTCCCGCATGCAAAGAAGTGCGCGAATTATGGCGTTCGGTTTATCATAAGCGCAAGAATGATCTTTGCCCGCGTTGTAATCGGATTGCCTGCCGTAGACAACGAGAGGAAGAAGAAAAATCAAAGAATAACATCAAAGTCTGTTCACACTGTAAGGAAGCAAAGCCAGCTACATTAGAATATTTTTATCCTGAGAAGCGTTCCATATCAGGATTGCACCCAGAATGCAAAGATTGTACGTTTGACAGAAAACATAAGTTTTGTAGCGTAGATGAGAGAAATGCCTATCTTGCAGCATGCTTACTTACTGTGTGTCTCTTTGCTAATACAGAATATCGAAGGCAATATGAGCAAGCACAAAAAGAAGCAAAACTTGCCGCTACTCGTGAGTGGCGGACGACACACAAGTCAGAACGACGTGTGTACAGGGCATCTCGGTCAGAGAAAAACAGAGAAGAATGTCGGCAGCGCAGAGCGAGGCGAAAAGGGGCAGCGATTAGTGATTTTACGCATGTGCAGTGGGTTGCTATGCAGGAACATTATGACCATCGATGCGTGTACTGTGGCAAACGCGCCAAGGGCCATTTGACGCAGGACCATATCACCCCTTTAGTAGAAGATGGTAACCACACGGCGAGCAATATTGTCCCTGCTTGCCGGAGTTGTAATAGCAAAAAAGGGGCAAGAGCACCATTGGTGCCTGTGCAGCCACTTTTATTTGTGGCGCTATAGAGGGACTCCGCCATGCCCTTGCAATCGTGGCCGACCGTATTGGATGAGTCCCAAACCATACGGTTACTTGCAGAAGGGTACAGTATAAGCCGTATGGGGGACGGAGAAGCTGCGCTGATGGCAGGTTTTGGGTACATTCGTGAACCCCCGCAGGAGCGCCTTGCAGAGGAACTGCGGCATATCGTCGCGGTGGCAGATGAACGATGCAAAGTCGGGATACCTACGCTGGATGAGCGAAGTCCGAAACATCAGAACTGGCTCAGGCGAGCCCCGAGATTTTTGCAATTCTTGTCACCGAAAGTCCAATACGTGAGTGCGTTCATATCAAGACCAGACTCAGCTCCTTGGGTGGCTACCAGGGAGTATGCTGAGTCGATGCAAGCGCTCTGGGCAGGCAAAAAGGCGGTATTGGTCGCTGAAGCAACCAGTAAATTACGGGTAGTTGTGCCGAGCGCTGCACGCAAAACGGCTTACGTCGAGTGCCCTCACAGAGAAGCCTATGCGGTGATTGACGAGTTAGAGCGTGCCATCTTACGCGCTAGGCCAGAGGTGATCATTCTCTCATGTGGGCCAACGGCAAGCTGCCTTGCGCACCGTTTAGCTTGCCGTGACATCCAGGCGCTCGACTTGGGTTCTGTGGGTGGTTTCCTCGCTCGCATGCTTGTCATCGAGAAACTTCCTTACACCTATCCCATGGTGCTGCGTCACCCCGACTGTGAGACGAGTGCGGCGTTGCGGGCGCAACTGGAGAGGTATGGGTTTGAGGTCTTTTATGGTGGGGAGAAAGCCTAACCATGCTCCTCTCTGACGCCCACCGCACCCGTTACCAGCGTTACTACGCCACGAAGCCGCCCCGTGTGCGTCCGCATGCCTGGCAACCGCTCGTCGATGCGCTTGTCACTGAGCTGGGTGCCACGTCGGTGCTCGACTACGGCTGCGGCCAGGAAGCGAACTTGGCGCGCTTTGCGCCATACTCGGTGCAGAACTATGACCCCGGCGTGATGGCCTGGGCGCAGCGGCCCCAACCCGCTGACCTGGTGGTGTGTCACCATGTGCTGGAGCACGTGGAGCCGTCGTGTCTAGAAGCCGTCGTGCTGGATCTGCTCGGTTTGGCCCGCACGGCGGTACTGCTGCTGGTCTCGTGCGAAAGCTCGACGAAGGAACTGCTTGATGGGACACGATGGCACACGTGTGTGCATCCGGGTGACTGGTGGGCGCAGATCTTCGGACAGACACTCACGTGTTATGGCCTGCCCTTCCAGAGATACACGCTGCCGCTGCAGCTCTATCAGGAGATATCCACGGAGTATGGGTGCCTCCTCGTGCGAAAGGAGTAGCTCCCCATGGCTGAGATGCCACTTGCCACGAACGACACAACACGTGAGCAACTGGTCACTGTCTCGCAGGCGCTTCAGGTTGCCGCTGATGCGGTGCAGCGTGCCGGGCTCATACGCGCTGGAGTGACATTTGGAGACAAGCGCGATCTGTATGAGACACTGGGCTACAAGCGTAACCTCCGGTTCGAGGACTACAAGGAGCGCTATGCTCGTGGCGGCATTGCGGCGCGCATCATTGATGCGTTCCCCGACGCGACATGGCGCATTCCCCCCGTTATTCGGGACAAGGCAAAGCCAGACGAGACGGTAGCGACCGCCTTTGAGCAGGCCTGGGCGACCATCGCCACACGGCTGCACGTCTGGCAGACGCTGGCCCAAGTGGACCGCCTGGCCTCGTTGGGGCACTATGCGGTCCTCGTCCTCGGCTTGCGCAGTGGCACGTCCCAGCAGGTCGATTGGGGGGCGCCAGCCACGCCGGTCATGGGCGAAAGGGGTGTGGTGTATCTCAAGGCCTATAGCGAGGAGCACGCCAGCCTCATGGCCTTGGTGAGTGATGACGAGTCCCCCCTGTTTGGACGCCCGAGCCGCTACGCAATTGATTTCAGCCGCCACGTCGCCAACGCGATGGTCTTTGACCCGCTGTTGCGTCCGACGTTGGGCGACCGATATGGGAATCAGGTGGAGGTGCACGCGAGCCGAGTGCTGCACATCGCCGAGAATGGCCTGGAAGATACTATCATCGGGACGCCTCGGTTGCGTGCTGTGTGGAATTACCTCGATGACCTCGACAAAGAGAGCGGGGCTGTGGCCGAGATGACGTGGACGGACGCCCTGCGGCGCTTCGTCCTGTCGCTCGACCCCGACGCCAGTATGGACAAGGGGCAGGCGGAGAAACTGAGCGATGAGGCCGAAGAATTCGTGCACCAGTGGCGCCGCTTCATGCGTGTCCAGGGCATGCAGGTCACGCAACTCCAGGGCACGATCCCCGACGCCAGCAATAATATCGAAGTACGCCTAGAGTTGATTGCGGGCACGGTGCACATGCCGAAACGGATGCTGGTGGGTAGCGAGCGTGGCGAGTTGGCCAGCAGTCAGGATGAGAATAATTGGGCGACGACCATTATGGAACGGCAGCAGCAATACGCCGAGCCGCTGGTGTTGCGCCCATTTATCGACCGGCTGATCGACCTGGGAGCATTGCCTTTCCCACGCGGTGGATACGTGGTGGAGTGGCCGAACCTGCTGGCAGCCACGGAGAAGGATCGGGCGGAGACGGCGCTCCATTGGTCACGGGCCATCGCCACCTACGCTGGCCCATTGGGCTCGCCCCAGGATGTGTTGCCGCTCGAAATCTACCTGGAGGATATTCTGGAGTGGCCCAAGGAGCAGGTCCAGCGCATTTTGCAGCTCCTTGGGGACGCGCTGGCGCAGGACGGGGCGGGCGCGGGAGGCGAGGCGAATGTCGTGTAGGAAGAGCGAGGTAGCCTGTGGTTGATACAGCAACCATTGTGCAATATGTGCTAACCGTACTCCGAGAGTTGGAACAGGAAGGCATTCTCAGTGAGGCAACCTGTCTCTGCTGGCAGACGGCGTGTTGCGTTTCCTATCGCTGGGAGATCCCATGGGCAAGAGATCATGTCAGAACGCGGATTCTTCCGCTGCTTCCTGCGGGGATGGAACTTAGCATTGGCACACGATGACAGGCCGGGAGAGGGATAACATGGATCAATATGGGGAACACTATACATGACGGAGCGATCTGTCATATCATTAATTAGTATTCTACAGAAGTATGGTCTTACGGTGGACACACTGGAAGACATGGTGTACTTCTGCGAACGCAAGTACACGGGCTCGGTATCGTTGCACATCATTGACGGGACAATTAGTGTGTTAGAGCCGCATGGAAAACGAAAAACGGCGGCAGAAGTAGAACCGTGCTTGACAAAAGCATAGAAGTATGCTCATACTTTGTAAGTAACCATTTTTAATGCTTCTAGAGCACACTGAGGGATGTAAACGTTCCGAAGGATTGTCATTATGCGCTTGAAGCTGTATTGCACCTGATTACCGCTATACGGCTGGCTTTCCGGTGAGCCAACTGCCCACGACTGAGGCAGGCAATCACCGGGCATATATGCTACCGCTACGGCGGTAAGCGGCCTACTTGCACACCGCACGGGCTGACTTCCTTGGGCAACCAAGAGGTCAGCCCTTTTTTTTGGCCTTTTCCTAGTCTCACTAGGAGTATGGCAAAATGCCCTGGGCACCACAAGATGCTGACAAGCATGTCAAAGGCTTAAGTGCCAGACAGAGGCGTGTGTGGGCCAGAGTGGCCAATAGCGCTCTCGCCGCGTGTTTGGCGCGCGGTGGCAAGCAAGGTGATTGTGAAGGATCCGCGCTTGCCCAAGCAGCGTCAGTGGCGCAAAAGATCAAACCGACAACCAATGCCGTCAATGCTTTCGATGCTCCTCTTATAGCCCTCCGCATGATCACTGTCCATACCACGGCCTTTGATGTTCGTTTTGACGCACTTGACGACCGAGAATACGTGATTGCGCCTGTTGTGGCTATCGTTGCAGGAGTTTTAAACAATCACTATGTCCCTGCCGAAGAAATTGCCATGACGATGCAAAGCTGGGAAGGCGCACCAGTCCCTCTGGGACATCCTGTCAATGAATACGGGGACTATATATCAGCCCGGACGGTCTCCCAGGTCGATCAGAACCTCGGCTTTTTTTTCAACGTGCGGTTTGACAGGGATCGCTTGCGCGGGGAAGTCTGGTTGGACATCAGCAAGTGCGAAGCTGTTGGAGGCGATGCTGTCGCCTGTCTTCGACGTCTCGAGATAGGCGAGTCTATCGAATGCAGTACTGCGTTTTTCTCAGAATATGCCGCACAACAAGGCATATATGCTGGGGTACGTTTTGAGGGGATTCACCGGCATCTACGTCCAGACCACCTCGCGTTACTGCCGAACGAAATTGGTGCATGCTCGATTGAGCAAGGATGTGGCCTCAGAAATCATCATGCCTCATCCGAGACCTGTCACTGTGGAGGCACATGCGCCTCCTGTCACCAGGAAGGGACACGTATGCCGCCAGCAGTCGAAGCCCACGAGCCGCCAGACAAGCAAGGCCGCCTCAGAACCGCCATCAACGCCCTCGTCGCACTCGCCACAGGGGCAAGCAGTGACGCGAGCGATGCCACGTCTCTTGCCACGCACCTGACACATGACGACATTGCCCAGGCCCTCTGTAGCCTGTTGAGTGAGACGCTCGGGAGTGACATGGGCATGATGTACGGCTCCAGCATGCTTGTAGACGTGCAAGACGGCTTTGTGATCTACAAAAACAAGGGCGAACTCTACCGCCAAGCCTATACCGTCGATGAGGCAGGCGTGGTCGCGCTGAGCGGCGCGCCTGAGGACGTGCAACGCAACACGCAGTATCTGCCCCTGGCGGGCAACGCTGCGCATCAGCCTGGGAGCCTACGCTCCCAGCAAACAGAAGGAGGCGCGATGAAGCCCAAAGCCGAGCTGGTGCAGGCGCTGATTGCCCACCAACAGACGACCTGGGAGGAGAAGGACCGTAGGACGCTGGACGCCTGCGACGAGACGTTCCTCGCACGCTTGCTTGCTGACGCGGACACGCAGGCTGTCATTGTGGCAAACCAGGCAACTACGCAAGAGGCAGGACAGGGGACCACGGCTGCAACCGTGGCGACGAACGCACAGCAGGCTGCGCCTGTGACCCTGGAGGCGTTGAAGGCGCTGCTTGATGACCGCGACAAGGCACTGGACGCCAAGCTCGAAGCACTGACTCAGCAGCACGCCGAACGTGCCGAACGGACGCAACTGGTCACTCATCTGCAAGCGCAAGGCTGGACCGAACAGGAGTGTGCAGGCATGCCGCTGGAGACACTGCGGAAAGTCGTGCAAACCGTGTCGCCGGTGAGTTACGCCGGCATGGGGTTTCCGGCTTTTCCTGGCCAGAGCACGGCGGACGCG